CGTGATGCGGTTTGGGGTCGCAGAGTATCAAGAGATGATGCAGATGCGTAAGGACATTCGCGCTGCTAGAGAGCGTGATCTATACGCCAAGATGCGATTGAAGCAAAACATGATCGACGCTGCGACAATCGGCGTGGGCGCGATGGTTTCCATTGCCATGATCGTTGCTTTTTTTACATTCATTACAGAAAGCGGTACTGCTGCATAGGTTTTTATATGGTTAACAACGGAAAAGACGTGGTGGATGTTGTTGCCGCATCAACAGCAGTTTTAACGCTGGCAGCGTGGCTTCCTCCAATGGCCAGCCTATTTACAATAATTTGGATGGCCTTGCGAATTTACGAGTCCGACACTGTTCAAAAACTATTAGGCAAAAAATAAAATCTAAGGAGCGAGAATAATGATAATTATCGATGACAAGGAATATGATCCGGCAGAGATGACAGCGGAGCAGCAGCACTTGGTTGCCCAAATCGCCAACTGCAAAAACAAAACTCAAATTGCAACAATGGACATGCAAATTGCCCAGGTCGCAGAAAGTCAGTTTACCGCCGCTCTGATTGCCTCTGTTCAGTCGTCAGAGGTTACTGTCGATGAGCTAGACGGTTGAGTGTAATTGCTTCGTTAGTCGGGCCAGTTAGCGGATTACTTGGTAAATACGTTGAAGATAAGGACCAGCGAAACGCGCTGGCGCATGAAATTGCAACAATGACTGAGAAGTACGCGCAAGAAAATGCGTTAGCCCAGATGGCAGTGAATAAGGCTGAGGCAGCCAGCAGCTCCATTTTTGTGTCGGGCTGGCGACCGGCTACGGGCTGGGTATGCGTACTAGGCATGGCGGGTAATTTTATCGTCACGCCATTTGCAAATTTTGTTCTGGCGTTGCTAGAGGTTGAGGTGGTTATACCGCTGGTCCCTTTAGATACAATGATGCCGGTCTTACTTGGTCTTTTAGGGCTTGGCGGTCTCAGGACGCTGGAGAAGACAAAGGGAGTTCATCGAGTAAAATGATGAGAAGATTGATTTGAAATATTTCCACGACGACGAATTCGTTTGCCAGCATTGCGGCAAGATCGGAATAGAAGATCGATTTACAGCTTTGCTCGATGAGATTCGAGAAGAAGCAGGCTTCCCTTTCTTGATTAGCTCTGGATATCGATGCGCAGAGCATCCAATCGAAAAAGCAAAGTCAAAGCCAGGCTCGCATTCAATGGGCTTGGCTTGCGATGTTGCCGTCACCGGAGAACAAGCGCTCAAGGTCGTCGAGATAGCGCTCAAGCATGGGATCAAAAGAATAGGCGTTAACCAAAAAGGGCGAAGTCGTTTTATCCACCTTGACATCGCAGACAGTCTTCCACAGCCAACAATTTGGTCGTACTAATATGCCGCTGATGAACTTAGCAATACCGCCTGGCGTCGTGAAGAACGGCACTAATCTCCAACAAGCAAACACCTGGAACGACGCTAACCTTGTGCGTTGGTATGAAGGGAGCATGCAGCCGGTAGGAGGTTGGCGCTTGCGCACAACTAGCGCTATGGATGGCGCTTGTCGAGCCCTCATTACCTACCGTGATAACGCCGGTGACAGGCGGACGGTCGCAGGCACTAGCAACAAGCTGTACGCGATCGATGAGGCGAATGCTTTGTTTGACATCACGCCGGCAGGCTTTGCTGCTGGCTCCGCTGATGCTGAGCAGAATCTTGGTTGGGGCGCGCTGACCTGGGGTGCGAGTCAGTGGGGAACTAGCCGGCCAGATACCGGGCCATACACTTCCGCCACAACCTGGTCTCTTGATACCTGGGGGCAATTTTTGCTCGGTTGCTCGACAAGCGATGGCAAGATTTATGTATGGACGAACAATACCAGCAACGTCGCAACAGTCATCGCTCAAGCGCCAACAGGCAACAACGCGATCATAACTACAGATGAGCGCTTTGTCTTTGCGCTCGGCGCCGGCGGAGAGGGCAATCGAGTCGAATGGTGCGACCAGGAAGATTACACCACATGGACGGCGTCAGCTACCAACCAGGCCGGTGGGTTCACGCTCGCAACTGGCGGCAATATTATTGCAGCACGAAGTCTTCGCGGTGAGACGCTGATTATAACCAACGTTGATGCTCATGTTGCGCGATACCAGGGACCGCCATACGTCTATGGATTTCAAAGAGTCGGCACTGGTTGCGGAATAGCGTCAGCTAACGCCTGCGTGAGGGCAGACAACATCGCCGTCTGGATGGGTACTAATTCTTTTCATATCTACGACGGCGGGGTAAAGGCCTTGCCGAGCTCCGTTGGTGATTTTGTTTTTAACGACATCAACGTGGCTCAGCGGTCCAAAGTGTTCGGCGTGCTAAACAGCAAGTTCAGCGAGGTATGGTGGTTCTACCCATCGTCCGACGCGACTGAGAACGATCGGTATGTCGCGTGGAACTATCGCGAAAATTATTGGACGATTGGTGCTATAGATAGAACGGCTGGCGCCGATGTTGGCGAGTTCATTTATCCCAATTTCGTCAGCTCAACCGGCTACATCTACGAGCAGGAGGTCGGATATAGCTACGACTCTTCAGAAGTTTTTGCAGAGAGCGGCCCTGTGCAGCTTGGCAATGGAGATCGACTGATGGTTGCTCGTACTTTGATTCCTGACGAGCAGACGCAGGGTGACGTGACGGCCACATTCAAGACTCGCCTATACCCGAATGCCGCCGAATCGTCTTACGGCCCATACCAGATGTCCAACCCTACAAGCGTGCGCTTTCAAGGGCGCGAGGTGAGCATGCGCGTGACAGGCAATGTGGCAACAGATTGGCGAGTGGGCGTGATGCGATTAGATGTCGTGCCGGGTAGTGCGCGATGATCTTGCCTAGCGCCAGCGATCGATACGATAGCGCCACAATTAATCAGATGAACACTCTGATCGAGCAAGCTGATCAACTTAATCACAAGAAGAATCAGGACGTCGAGATTGGCGCGGCACGATTAATACTTCGTGCGCCGAATGGAACCCGGTACAGCGTCACCGTCGATAATTCAGGCACATTAGGAGCAACGGCACTATGAACGCAGAAGCAGCTTTAGTAGCAAGCAGCGCCCTAGAGGCAATGCTGCCTTATCGTAAATTGTTAGACAGTGCGCTGGAGTTCTCTGGCGGCACACACTTGTTTGAAGACATCGTTGACGCGGTGGCTGATGGGCGCATGCACTTCTGGCCGGCGGAGAAAAGCTGCGTGGTCACAGAAGTCATCTGCTACCCACGGGCTCGTGCCATTCACATTTTTTTAGCGGCAGGAGATCTGGCGCAGATTAAAGATATGGACGAAACCTTTGCGCAATTCGGTCGGGCTTTGGATGCCAAATATATAACGCTGTCTGGTCGCAAAGGCTGGACAAAAGTATTAGATGATATTGGCTATAAAATTAGTCATGTATCCATGTTTAAGGAGATTCAAGATGTCGATGAATAAAGGTGGCGGGGGAGGCAAAGGCGGCGGATATACGCCGACGATTGATTGGTCGCAATTCCAGCAGCCGAGGCAGCAGGCTCCGACGATGCAGCAATCGACCTACAATCCTATGATGGATATGTACGGGTCAAGCACCCAGGTCATGCAGCCTATGGCTGGCTACTACAACCAATATCCGATTCAGGGTAGCAACTATCAGCCCTATCAGCCCTATCAGCCGCCCCAGGAGCCAGCGCAAGCGCCCCAAGCGCCAGCGCCGGTGCAAGCGCAAGCGCCGGTGCAAGCGCCCCAGCAACCAGTGCGAGGCAGCAATCAAAATTTTGCGGGGCGCAGCTTTCCCAGGGAAGATGCTACACCGTATTCGACGATGCCTGTTGGTCGCCCGATTTATATGTCGTCTATTATGCCTCCTGAGTTGCAGCAATCATACGCTAAACCACAAACGCAAATGCCAATTTTAGACCAAGCNAATGCAGGCTTCGGTGGGTACTCATCAACGCCGAGATTCAATTTCGGCAACGGTATAAACATTGGAGGATCGTTCTAATGAGCTTAGGAAAGAGTAAACAGGAAAGTTCGCAAGCGATGGACCCGCAAATTAAGGGTGCATTGATGAATGTATTTCAGACCGGCCAAGGCCTGTCTAGAACCCCATACAACCCGTACGACTTTGCGCGAGTTGCGCCGATGTCACCCTTCCAGCAGCAGGGCATGCAGGCGACTGTAGATGCGGCAAAATCTGGCATCGGCCAGAGCCAGATGAACGAGGCGATTTCAGCAGCAAGAGGCGTCGCGCAGTTTAACCCTAATCAAGTTGGCGCGCAGCAGCTAGGGCAGCAGGCTAATGTTGGCAACGTCAGCGCAAATAATGTCGGCGCAAGAGATGTAAATGCGGACGCTATATCAACCAGATTTGGCGTAGCGCCAACTCAGGCGGGAAGTGTAACAACCAACGCAATTCAGGATCGGCAGTTGGGGATGGACAGGATAGGGCCGTTAGGTATCTTGGACGCTCAGCAGGTCAGCGCAGGACAAACAGGCGTTAATAACATTGGGCCGACCAGCGCCGTGCAAACAGGCGCGCTGAATGTTGGAAACATTGCTGACCAAGCTGTTGCGGCCGAAAGGGTAAACGCCGGGCAGATTAGAGATACAAATCTTGGCGACTATATGAGCCAGTATCAAACGGGCGTAATCGATTCAGCGCTTGGTGACATCGAGCGTTCGAGAAAAATGCAGCAGAATCAAAACGCTGCCCAGGCTCAATCGGCTGGCGCTTTTGGCGGTGACAGGGCTGCAATTGTCGAGGCAGAGACTAATCGTGCGGCTCTTGATCAATCGGCCAGGACGGCCTCACAGTTGCGTCAGTCGGGTTTTGAAAATGCAACTAGAATGGCAGAGAGCGACTTGGCTAGGCAGGCGAGCGCCGCTGGCGCGAACCAGCAGGCAGGCCTGCAATCGCAGTTGGCCAATCAATCGACTAACCTGGCTGCGCAGCAGGCAAACGCTCAGTTTGGTTTGCAGGCCGGAACCGAGCAAAGCCGGCAGGCTCTTCAAAGTGGCTTAGCTGCCCAAGATATCAATCGTCAATTTGCAATGGCGAATCAGCAGGCGAACCTATCGTCTGACCAGGCGAACGCCGCCAGGGCTCTACAAGCTCAGCAGCTCAACCAGGCTGCAGGACTCCAGGCTGGTCAGTTTAATATCGGCAACGAGATGACTCGGCAGCAATCAAATCAGGCGACTCGCAACAGCATGGAGCAGGCGCAAATGCAGGGTAACTTGCAGGCCCAGCAATCTACGCAAGCAAATATGTTATCAGCTAATCAAGGTAATCAAGATGCTGGTCTTCGCGCAGCGTTGGCCAATCAAAATGCCGCGCAAGCTGCGCAGCAAATGCGCATGCAGGCGCAGCAAGCCAATCAGGGCGCCAATCTTCAGGCGGGTCTTGCAAACCAAAACAACTATCGACAAACGGGTCTTGCAAACCAAGAGGCTGCTCTTCGAGCGAGTTTAGCGAATCAGCAAACGAACTTCGGCGAAGCTCAGATGAATCAGAATCGAATGATTGCTAACCAGGGAGCCGGATTGCAAGCAGCCCTGGCAAATCAAAACGCCGGGTTGCAAGCTGCGCAGCAGCGCCTGAGTGGTGCTCAGATGCTAGGACAGTTCGGTCAGGATCTGCGCGGAATGACGTTTGGAGATGCGCAGCAACTGCAGGGCGTAGGCAATCAGCAGCAGCAGTTTGGCCAGCAGATGATGGACGATCAATATGCGCGCTATCTCGAAGCTCAAAATTATCCTTTCAAGATGTTCGACGTGCTGAGATCTGGTGCAGGCATGCTGCCTAACCCAACGATGAGCAGCTCAAGCGGCAGCGGCTGGCAAGCTGGTGCGGCTGCCTAACCCAACGATGAGCAGCTCAAGCGGCAGCGGCTGGCAAGCTGGTGCCGGCGGTAGTTAAAAAAATTTTTGGAGGTTTAAAATGATTGAGTTGTTGATGAAAGCGTTATCTGGCGGCGGACAAGCCGCCGGGAATATTTTGGGAAGTATCGGCGAAGATGTCATTGATTCGTTCGGCTCCGCGAAGGATAGCCTTGTCGGCTTTGCCGACGACCCTATGGGCTCGCTGATGGACATGAGGTCGATCGACCATTTAAAGGCGCTTACTCAGTCGCCAGAAGAATACCAGAAGTGGCTATTGGACAACCCGGAGGGCGCTGTTGCTAGTCGTCCTATGGGAATTCCTAAGATTCCCCAGATCGAAATGCCATACGCACCGCCGCAGCTTGGGTTTATGAATCAGCAGCCCAACTTTTTAAATTCATCTCAGCAAATTTTAAGCGGAGGACCATATGGCTGATTTTGATTTCAACGCTTTGCCGCCTGAAGAGCAGGCAAAGTTTAAGAATATGTACCTGTTGAATCAGGCGCAAGGCGCGCTTGCATCGCCTGGCTATCAGCCGGATATGTCGCAGTATGAGTTTAAAAAGCCAGACAATGTTGGTCAGGCTCTGGGTAATGTTGTTAAAAACAGGGTAATTAACCCTGTTCAAGAGGCGTTTGGTTATCGGGAGCCAATGAGTGATGTTCTCAACAAAATGAGAATTGGGCAGTTTCAGCGAGAGCAGATGTCGGGAGTTATTGAGTCGCTCAACAAGACTGGATTGCAAAACTTTTTTTTCAATCTCGGCTATCCCGAGGACGTCATTAAAAATCTTGGCATAGATGAGTTGCGGGAGCTTGCTACAAATAGGATGAGTGATCCGGTCACAAGTCCTTCGGGCGTCGTAACGCAGAAGAATCTATTATCGGGCGCCCAAGAAGCCATAATTACGCCTGCGGCAGAAGTGCAAAGCTTTAATTTAGAGAGGAATTTGCGCCAGCAGCAGAACGAAGCCGCCGATGGTGTATCGCCGCCTCTTAGAGGTGCGGCAAGACCTTTCCCTGATATTTACAACTTGACTCCATCAAGTTTGCGAATGGAGGAAGAGGAAAGAAAAGCTGACTTGAATGTTCAATCACAAAGAAACCAGAAGATTGACGAGAAGGCGTTGACAAGAATCGACGATTTTACGAGCCCATACTATGAGGGCATGCGTACAGCCGGCAATACGAGAGCCAGCATACAGCAGCTAAGTGGATTGCTTGATGCAGGAACGAAAACCGGGCAGGTTCAGGACTTACTAACTTATGCTAGAGGCTTGGGAATTGACCTCGGGCTAAACGTGGAAAATCCTTCGCAGCAGCAGGTTTACAAAGCAATAGCGACGCAATTAATAATTCCAATGATGAAGCAGCTTGGTACTCAACCCACAGATCGTGATTCACAATTGATGCTAGATTCATATCCAAGCTTGTCGCTGACGCCGGAAGGAAACAGACTCTTGATAGATGTGATGAAGTTAAAGCTTGATCGCGACGAAGTTATGACGAATGC